GCTTAATCGTGTAATGCATCATATCAAAAAAGATAAATTGATGATTATTAATTCTAAACAGAAAGGATTTAATGCATCATTTAATCAATTTACTTCTTTAGATCTTTCTCAAAAAGGTGGCATCCAGGATTTATTTAATGGACTTGCCATTATAGAAGATCTTGCTGCTAAATTTTCAGGTGTATCACCAGAGCGTGAGGGAGATATCGGACAGTATCAAACTGCTACTGGAGTTGATAAAGCTATTAGAGGAAGTACTGCGAGAACCGAAGTGCTGTTTACTCCATTCGATGAATTTGTCCAGGCATTGTTAGAGAAAGTTATTTTAAAGGCTAAATTTGATTATGAAAAAGGTGAAGTTATTCATTACATTTTTGGTGAAATGAAAACGAAATTCCTTGTATTATTAGAGGACTTTTTTCTTGCTGATTTTGGAATATATCTTTCTGATGCTCGTAAAGATAAAGAAGCCGCAGATAGAATTGATAGAGCTGCAGAAATGGCTTTAAGTAATTCTAATACTCCTGAAATGGTTATGGGATTAATTGAAGTTTTTGAAGGCGAGTCTGCAGTTGAGAAAAAACAAGTATTTCAAAGGATGCTTGATTCAATGGCTAAAATGCAAGCTGAACAACAAAAAGCATCTTCAGAAGCTCAACAACAAGCGTTACAAGCTGACATCCAAGATAAAGAAGCTAATAGAGGTATTACTCGTGAAGGACACGAAAAAGATAAAGATGTTGCTAAAATTTATGTTAAAGGCAAAGGAATGGATCGTTCTATGGATAATAAATCTAAAGAGCTTATTAAGAGTGCTGAATTAGCTGAAAAGCGTAATGAAAATAATCAAGGAAATAAGAGTTAATATATTTTTAATAAATTTGATAAACAAAAACAATTAATTATGGATCCAAAAACAGAAGAAAAAGAAGGACTATTAGAAGAATTAGGAACGTTCTCTGAAGAAGAAATGATAAACTATACTGGTCAAGCTGCTGAAGAAGAAGAAGCAGAAGATTTAAGTGAGTTTCCAGACTTTGATGCTCCACCAAAAGCAGAAGAAAAAGAAGAAGAAGAAGAAGAAGAAGAAGAAAATGCTGATGAATTTAATTTTGAAAATACTACTGAAGAAGAAAAAATTGATTTAGAAGCTTTCAACAAAAAATTTGATAAAGATTTTAAAACAGAAGAAGAATTAAAAAACTTCATGAGTGATAAAGAAGAAGTTAAAGATAAAATTTCAGAAGATGATTTACTTGACAAAGCTAACGCTCAAATAGAAATGTTAGAGCCTATTTTACCATTAGGTAATGAAGATCTAATGCGAAAGCAATTTGAATCAATTGCAATGGGTGATGGTAAAAATCTTAATGATGAAGATGTTCAGATTGAAATTGAAGAAGAAATCCAGGATTTAAAAGATAAAAGAGTATTAGATATCAACGCTGATCATTTAAGAACTCAATTAAAAGAATTAGTAAAACAATCCAAAACAACAAGGGATGGTATTACTACAAAACGAGAAAATAAGAAACTTGCCGATGAAAAAGTAACTAAAGAACAATTGCAAAATGAGTTTGTTAAACTACATGGAGCAAAAAGTTTTTATGGTGTTGACATCGACAAAAAGACAATTGCAGAAGTTTATCGAAAGGTATCTTCTGGTAAGTTTATTGAAGAACTAATTGCTGATAAACAAGCTATTGCGGAGTTAGCATTGATGCATGAATATAAAGATAAGATCTTTAGCAAGGCATCAGGATTGACCTACAGCGACGGAATAAAAGCTATGGTGGATGAATTTAAGTCCAAACCAAAGCCGAACCGAATCGCTGAAGCCCAGACCAAAGGCACAGCCGGTAGCACAGATAGTTCTCGTAAACTCATTGAGGGATTGCTTACAGAAGCACCAAAAGAGAAATAATAGCTTGACAACGTCGCTATTCTTTTTTGCCTCATATTTACCTTTAACGAATAAGCCAAAGGCATTGACGTTAGAGTTTTTATTAAAATAAATTATTAATTTAAAAAAAAACTTTAAAAAATTATGGGTGTACTATTAAGAGGACCGCAACAACGGTTTAATCCTCAAATTCACACAGAAGCTAATTCATTGACTACGTTGATGAAGAAAGACATGAAAGTGGCGCGTAAGACCTTTGATTTGTTCAAAAAATATAATAAATTCCAATCGTGGATGTATTATTCTGGTAGAGTAAATCAAGGATTACACAAAGGCAAAATGAAGCCAGCGTCAAATGACATTAACGACAATGCTTATCGCATTGCGTATGAAGGTATGGATATTCTTCCTGCCTATTCCTTTGGACAAGCACAATTCGGAACTTTATTCGATGCTGCAAATCCAAGTCCTGATATGACCGGAAATGGTGTAACTTATACTGGTGGTGTAACTGCTGGTACTGTTGCCACAAACACATTATGTTCTATTTCAGTAAAGCACGAACCATCTAATGGAATTTATGGCGACAAATTTAATCCTAATGACAGAATTACTCTGAATGCAGGTTTAGGTATCACAATAATTTTCACTGGTAAAGGTAGACTTGCTTCTACTAATGATCATTATGTTTATGATGGTAAAACAGTTGGACCACAAGCTTTATATGCTGTAGCAGATGTAGCTGTAGATAGCGTATTTACTGAAGCTGGTTCTGCGTTTGGTGAAGGTTCTTTAAAAGGTTATCAAAGAACTAATCACAATCAATGGAAAATCAATTATTCTTTTATCACTCGTTATACATTAACAATGACTGGTTCTGCGAAGAAACAGAAAGTTGCTTATATCTATAACAAGGATAGCATGAGTAATAAAATGTGGGAGTTCGCTGAAGTATTACGTGGTGAACGTATCTTTAGAATGATGAACGAGTTGGCACTAAGAAATTCAAGAATTTCTATGGATCCTTCAACTCACGCTTGGTTTGAAAACTATGGAACTAATAACTTAACTGTTGCAGGATTTTCTGCAGAGTCAGGTATTGAAGCTCCAGTTATCGGAAATGGATGGATTCCTGAAATTGAAGATAATGCAACGTTTGATTACAATCCTAATAACGGATTAGCGCATACATTGATTCATGCTTTCTCAAACGTATTAGCAACTCGTTCTCCTGAAGGGAATAGTGGAAACACTTTCCTTGCAGTAACAGATCGAATTGGTAGAACTGCGTTTGATGCAGGAATGAAAAAACTAATGCAGTTTGATACTGCAATAGGTACTGGTGGTTTAACAAACATTGTACATAATGTTACAACAGGCGCAGAAATGAGTTTAGGTTTCAGTGTTACGAAATATCATTATTTAGGCAATGAGTTTGTCTTAATTGAAGATGAACTATTTAATCATCCAGGATTATATCCTACTAACGGTGGTTTAGTCGGTACTGGAAACATTTATATCTTAAACACAACTGACGTTGATGGTGTTCCTAACTTCGAGATCTTATCTCGTCAAGGTAGAGGATATATTAAGAAAAATGTTGATGGTATGCATTCATTCGATCCACAAGCTGATGCTTCAAACACAGCAGCAAGCGGATTTGATGGTTGCCAATGCCACATGTTATCTGAATTGATGGCAGTATTATATGATACTCGCTCTTGTGGTATTTTAAAAGCTACAGCAGTTTGGAACGGTGCCGCTTTAAGTGGTAACGCTATTGCAAGTGAGAAAGCAAATATTTTCACTTGGTAAACAAGTAACCAAAGCCCTCTACTCTCGTGAGAGGGGGTTTTTAATATATTAATTATGACAACAGAAACAGTAAAAGAAAAGAAAATTCCAAGAACAATGACCAAAGACCTTTTATCAGGTATTTGGAGATTAAAGTACAAATTAACCAATCGCATGGGCCCCGAAGGCTTTAGTGGCAGGTTATTATCATCTTACACAGATCCTTTAACTGGAGCTTCAAGACATTTATTTGATGAACATGGTTCAATGCAACCAGGTTATTTTATTGATCGTCAAACTACGATTTTCAATCCTGAAACAAATATGCTTGATAGAAATGTAGTTGATTGGTTATGTGGACATCCTTTAGTCGGTGTTGAGCAATCTCACACAGGGCTTTCAGATGCTTATATTAATAAGAAAGATGACAATCCAAGAATCACATTAATCAATTTAGATCATGAAGAACTAATTGATTTAGAACAAGAAGATTTTATTGATAGACTTGTTGGAAGAATTGTGATGGATAGAGGACAATTTGCAATTGGATTAGATAGTTTGAGATTTATCCTTTCTAAATTAGGATTAGCTTATGTTGAGGTCAAACATCTTACAAATAAGAAAATTGAAAAACAAAAATTAAGACATCGTTTAAAAGATTATATCAGACGAGGCATCAAAGAAGCTAAACAAGTTGTTGTTATTTTAGACAATATGGCTGAAGCCAAGTATGAATATGAAATTAAAGAAATGATCCGAATGGAGTTATTATACATTGCTAATGGAATGTATAAATATGAAGGAAATCCATTAGGGGTTTCTACGGATAGTGTAATTAAATATTTTATACAAAATCCTGATTTCTATGCAGAAATTAATAAGACTCTTTTAAACAAACTTAAAACCGAAAGGTCTGAATAATTATAATGGATTATACATTAGCTGAAGTTCACGAAAAACTAAAACAACTGTCTGACAAAATGGGTTCAGATTATTTTGTTTTGCCAGTATTTTTAAACTTTTTTGAAACTGCAACCTATGATTTTGTAGGTGAGAAGCTAAAGATAATCGAAAAGACACAAGAGATTACGGATGATATAAGGACTATTATTGTTCCTGTTGATATTACAATCATTCCGGATCCCGATCAAAGTGGAAAATACATTGCTGCGTTACCTGCGAATTATCTTCGTCAGGTAGCGTATGATGTATATTATGCAAATAATGAAAGATGTAGGAGAGCTGATCTTATACGTCATTCAGAAAAGATTCATTCAGATAATAGTCCTAATAGAGAACCTACTAAACAATATCCTTTAATAATACAATTCGCAAGTACATTCCAAATAGATTCAGGGGTAACAGTTCCAGTAACATTAAGATTGACTTATTGTAAAAAGCCATCTTTTGCTACAACAGGACAACCAGGTACACGTATTGTTAACTTGCCTGATGATGCTATTGAAGAAATATTAAAAATAACCGTTACTAACTTGTTTAGCAAAACTGCAGACGAAAGAGGTCCCGCAAGTTATCAATTACAAGAAACGTACAGAAAAGTGTTTAAATAATGAGAACTGAACGAGAAATTATCTATACCATATGGGATGTTATAAGAGCTGGTGAATCTAATTCAGACGATCCAATCAATGAACGATTAATGCGAAGATTTCTTCAAATTCATAGAGGTAAAATATTAAATACTTATTTCAAAAAAGGGGGAATGGTTTCTGACGAATGCTTTCAAAGTTTAGGAACTATTAATTTTACCTTAAACGCTTCAGGAGAACGAGTAAGTCCAGTTCTACCTAAAATCATACGATTCAGACATAATCATGGTTTACAAATGAGTAAAGATGCTTTGATTATATCTATTATGAATTCTGAAGAATATCATAACGCATCCAAAGATCGGTTTAACAAATTTCAGCCAAGACTTAAATTCATTAATAGGATTCTTACTATTGATGTGGGGCAAGAGCAGATTTGTAATCAAATAGAAGATCTGTCTAATAGCACATTAAATTCTACCGTTAGAAAACTTCAAGAAGAAGCTAAAACTGATGTTGTAAATTTAACTGGCTATGGTATATTAGTTGATCCATCCGATGAAATAAATTATGATTGGTTAAATTCACCATATCCAATGCCAGATGAATTAATCGAAAATTTAGTTAATTCTGTAACCGCAAGAGAATTTGGTATATTCCTTAAAATGCGAACTGATGAAACTGGAGATATAAGAAGCAATGTCGCAGAACACAATACAAGAGAAGAATT